CATTGTCGTCTTTTAACCGCTCAATAGTTTTACAAAATTCATTTGTGAAAAACATTGCTTGATTTTCTGTAAAGCCAGCTTCAATCATGGAATCAAAATGCATTTTCAAACTTACTGCTTTCGTTTCAAAATCTTCTTTCAAGCTTTCAAGAGAGCTTATTTTATTGCCGATCTGTTTTAATATTTTGTCTAGCTCTTCACCGTCTTTCATTTTTATATTCCTTATCAGTATTGATTTTCTGGGTCATACTTGTCATTTTCTATATTTGTGATTCTTTCCTGCAGCGATTCAATTTCATAGGAAGACATTTTTGAAAGTTGATTTACTATATCGCTTCCCTTAATTACAACTGTTTCAATATCTAGCCCTCCAGCGTAATTAACGTCAGGCTCCTCTGCTGAAGTCCAGTAATGAACAACAACATCATGCTCTTCTTCATTTATTTCTGCGAAGGTTGAACACGACATTAAACCATATTCTATCTTAGGCTTGATTATTGGCATTTCTCTCTCCTGATTCTATTCATAATTTTCATCTTTCCACTTGCTCTCGCTTGCTGCTCTTTCTTTTTTCTTTCTCTTAATTCGTTTTTGCTCTTGAAGGAATTTTTTTCTGCTTCTTTCTTTTTTGCCTCTGTCAAATGAAGAATCTTTTTTCATTAGTCCTCCCAGACGAATCCGTCTGATACATACTCCTCATATTCTGCTACTGCAATTTTGTCCTGTATATCAAGCGTTTCAAAGATCGCCTGAGCTATTTTCCTGTGCGGAAATGCTTTTCCAGTTTCAATAGTTTTCTTGTCGTCAAGGTAATAGAAAAGCGCGGTCTTGTTCCCAAGCTCTGCTCCGCTTCCATGAGGGTCAAATATTTTTATGCTTTTGAAAAGGTCAACTACGGTAACTTTATTTTTCAAAAGATTTTCATAAGACTTGTCGTCAAGATTATAATGGTCTTTCATTAGAATTTTATCCAAGAAAAATCTGCAAGCGGTTCTATATAAATTTGATCTTCTGCTTGAGAAAGCCCTACTGGAACTCTTTCAAGCATTTTATTAACCCATTCTATATCTGCTTTTATTTTTCCATTACTAGACGACATTGGAATTTCAATTACGTTATCTCTAACGCACCAATGTATGTAGGACGGCTCGCTCATCCAAACTTCTTCAAATGTTTTTGTTTTGTGTCTGCCGAAAGGAAAAACGAAAGTTTTTGGATTTGAGATTGGAATGGCTTTTCTATCAGCACTTTTTGCTGGTAGATGGCGCGTACGATTTTTCATTCGCATGGCTGAAGGAGATGGAATTCTCATAAATTTCTCGTTTTGTTTTTTTGTGTAATTGTCTAAATAGCTAAGAAGTATTTATTACGCTTTGCTATAGGTTGTATTATCCCATGTGTAATTTTCCAGAGCAATACCACCAAATGATTTCAGTCCCTTGGAATCCCAAAACATCTTTTCTGTCTCGTTCCAATTTCTCTTTCAACTACAGAACCACTATGTATAAGAAGCCTTAGAATACCTTCTGTTCTAACCGTTACGTTTCTCTTATCACCATCAGCAGACAGCTTTCTAGATAGCTTTTTATTCATGTTCAGCTTTGCAAAGAATTGGCTTGCAGGAATCATACTATGCTCTTTCAATATTTTTAAATCAGTTTGTCGCTGCATCGCCGGAACGCCTCCAATCATTCCTTTCAGTAATTCAAGAACAGAATCTGCAAGAGGGTCTAAAGATGATTCAACATAATTTTCAATCGCATAAACTTTCGTCGCTGCCCAATACTCAAGCAATGGAAGCATCGGCAGCACTGGAATTTCATCCCTGACTTTACGATCTTTGTATGCATCATATATTTGACAAATTCCTAGAACGATGCAATACAACTGCTCCGCTGAATTACCTATCCGGCTTAGAACTTTCTGCATTGAATCGTCTTTAGCCATCAGCGGAGCTACAGTTTCCCTAGCCCATTCATCCATCATTTCTAAAGACTTGTCAGAAGGCTTTAAAACCTTTTTTCCCGTGGACATTGCTGACATATTGAATTTTTGACTGCTATAAAAATCATAGAAGTCGCCAGATATTTTTGGCTTATTCTTTTTCTTTGCGTGGAACATAGAATATTCATCTATGTTGAATTTTAGTTCTGGAATGATTGATAAAAGTGCGCGACCGAACAGTCCGCTGTCAACCATGCTGTCGTCTATAAATTGTTCTATTGTTTCTGGTTGAGCATAAAAAAGAATTTGACAATTTGGATTGCTGATTGTTTTTGTTTTCGCATCTGATTTTGTTTTGCCTGTTATTTCATGCCCGTCAACAACTTCAATCAATTTATCAGACAAAGCGGCAACAGAACTATTTCCGCCTGAGGTTTTTAGCTGCTGAAATATTCTTGTTGCTTCAGTGTTTATCCAGAAAAGAGAATCATCGTCATTGAAACTTTTTAGAAAACTAATGTCTGCCGTGATAGAACTTTCTGTGGAAAGTATATCGCTGAACAAACTAACTGGACTACCTTTTGCCCTGAATGCTCTGTCTAGATCGCGGATAACATTTTTGCTGTTTACATCTTTGTTTCCTGTTGACGGAGTTAAGTTTAGGAAAAGCATATTCGGCCTTCTATTGTAGGCTGTAACGTAGTTGGCTCTTAAGAAAAAAGCGTTGAGGCTAAGTATAGTTGGAATCAAAAGAGTCTCTTCGGTCTCCCTAGGAATTGTACGGAAAGTTCTCCATATCATCGGCCAAGGATCAGGCCATGTTTCTAAAATGCCTTCTGGGAATTCAGGTACTGGCCCAACTTCTTTTTGAACATCTAAAACTATATCTTCTGCGCTAGATAAAGAAACGGATTCCTCTTGTTCTTGCGATATTTTGTCTATTGCTTGGTCTATGTATTCATAAGTATTTTCTGAATTGAACTCTCTACTTTTTACCTGCGAGGCTTTTGCGGCAATGATTGAGAACACTGCTTCTCTATCGCCTTTGAGTAAGTTCGCGTAGTGAAACGCCAATGGCATAAAATACCTACGATAAACGGCCCCACTAAGTACATCGTCAGGCAAACTAGAATCGTTGAAATCATAAGTTGCTCCACCGCGTTGATATGAACTCAAGGACTGGATTTCTTCTTTTGTGAAATTTGGAATTATGAAAAATTTGTCTTTCCCTTTTATGAATCCAAATCTTTGCTTTATTGGGTCTGCTGCTCCTTGAATTATAGGAGGAGCTGTGTATATAGGCTGAGAGCAAGTATAGACAGAACCATCTGCCATAATATTTTCTGACTGGCTCCAAACTTTTCTTTCTAGTAGTGAATGTGATTTTTCTGTTTCAATATATAATCTTATTCTTGCTTCTTCTGTGTTTAGTTTTTGTCCGCTTGTTATTTGCCAAGTCACATCACAATTTATTTTTCTTTTTCTTAGCCATCTTGTTATGGAGCCTTCTACTTTTTTGATATCGCTTGCTTCAAATCCTTTTATTACATGGTCGTCTAAATCTAAAACAATTTCTGTTCCTTGTCTGTCTTGTATTGTTGGTGTTCCTTTTTTCTTTCTTCTTGGTCCGTATTCGTCATTTGCTTCTATCTGTTGTCCGTATTCGTTAAGCTCGCCTAAGACTATAAAACAAGTGTCTAAAGCTAATATTTTTTTGATGCATGGGTGAATGCTTTTATAATTTACTGTTTCAAATTTGAATAACCATCCTGCATCAAAGCTTGATATTTTTTCTAAATTTGAATCTAAAGTCTTTGTAGGTTTTTCTGACTTGGGTGTTAGCACAAGTAATTTCTTCATATTTTATTGTCCCGATAAAAAAGACACTCCCGCTTTTTCTCTTGGGACACAAGAGAAGAAACGGAGAGCGTCAAAGGTTTAAATCACTGGAGCTACCAGCCCTTGTATTATACGCCAAAAAAATTCTCGTTAATACATACAGCGTCTTGACCGTGATGTTGTTTCAGAAAGCAATACAGGCGATAATATACAAGCGTAGAATAGAATGAAATAAATCGGGAGAGCAGAATGATAATGGTATCTGATTTAGAAATTGATGGTCTTGAATACATAGGTGTTTCAGTTTTATATTTCTATCATCCTTATAATCTGGACTCCCAAGAAGAAGAGGGTGTAGTTATACATTCGGTTATGCTTATGGACAGAACAGAAATTGTTCAAAACATTTGTGAAAAAAGTATCAAAGAACTTGAGCAACTTATACTCCAAAAGAAATTTATCACGCACTCTAAATTCTGGAATCAAGCTTCATGAAAGGACTATTTCCCCGTGAGTACAGTACAGTTCAATATGAAATAAATCTTGTTAATCAAACTTGCAATAATGATTGTGTCGCGGCTTGTATTTCTATGGCATTAGGAATCCCAATTGAGGAGATCAAGGACGGAGCTAAAATGATCGGTCTTGGTTTTCCAATGACTCCATTTGATGCGACGAAGTTGTTATGCTATTTCGGTGTCCTTGGCGTCAGGCAACAGAGCGATACTCTTTATAGTGGTAATCTTTATAAGATTGGAGTTCCTAGCAAGAACACTCAAGGCGGTCTTCACAGCATATTGATTGATCTTAGAAATGGAAGAAATTATGTTTTTGATCCTCAGCAGGGAGTAGAAGGAAAAAAGTTCTATGGAGTGATTCCAAAACAATATTTTTCTCCAATTCAGATAATAGATTTAAAATATGGAGATGAGTGATTAGTGTTATTTAAAAGTTATTTGAAAGTTATTTAAAAGTTATTTGATATTGGCCTATGTTATTTGAATGTTATTCATTTTTGAATAACGCTAGGAGCCGCGCCAGCACTGTATTTGAAGCGTATTTCAAGGAGTGTTATTTGGTTATTCAGTGGGCGGGTATGGGTAAACTTTTTTTGCGATCGGCAGGCGAGATCGGTCCGAGAGGAGCCGATACAAAATCAAATAACAAAATAACAATATATATATAACTATATTAAACCCTTATACGGTAAGGGCTCCGCTGTTATTTAAAAGTTATTTAAAAGTTATTCAAAATAAAGAATATTTTGATAGCAAAATGACCCAGATGTTTTTATATTTTAAGTATTGCAAGGCGTGAGGCGCGTACAGTGTCAGTAGAAATTTTTCCAACCATCTTCGCTAAATCAATCGGCGAGAGTTCAAGGGTTATTCCAAAGATAAGAAAAGGAATGTCTAGTGCCGATCATGAAGAGATGCGGAACAGAACTGAAATGATGGTCTGCTTCCAGCAGATGGCGATGGCGTGTAGCTTTGAGGACTGCCTGATAGCATATCACGGGATAAAGCTAACAAAGAGCCAGACCGAAAGCCTTCAGGTTATTCATAAATCTACTCGTCCATGGATACTTGGAAACAATACTGCGACGCTTTTGAAAAAGCTTCAGTCTCCTACATTGTCAGGCAAGGATGCCAAAGAAATGACCGCTGCAATAGTTGAGCATCTTCAGGAGAAGGATACATCCGGACCAGAGGGAAAGCGCAAAGCAGAATTTAGAGTCATGTTGGCGAATTGAGTTTCAGTTATGTATTTTAGAAAGATAATAGATGTTATAATTGCTGTAGGAAAAGATTGGCCTTATGCCACCATCCCTCCAATAAAAAACCAAAACAAAAACAAAATCCAAACAGCGCAATTAGATTTATTCTCTGATGAAGTAGAGACGAATGAGACCGAATGATAGGTGGATCATCTGATGATCATCACGGTCAGTTGATGATCATCACGCGGCATCAGGTGGCATCAGATGGCTTCATTCAGCTTCAGATAAGCTTCAGATAGTTCGATGCCATCTGACGATCATCAAGGTAAGTTGATGATCATCTGAGAATCAAGGAGCCGTCCTTGAATCAAAAATGGACGCTCAAGGATATTAGTCAAGGAGTAATTTATGAAAGAATTTTATTCAGCTTATGGTTACGGAAAAGGAAAAGGAAAAGGGAAAGGCGGAAAGGGAAAGCCGAAGCGTGTCTGATGGAGAAGACAATTGGAAAAGCGCATGGACGAACATTGCTGGAGAAAGACCCAGACAGAAATTAACGACTGGTAAATTTAGAACAAGAAAAGAACTTGCGAGGACGGTTTTGAAAATGAGAGCCGATGGGATAACGTATTCAAGCATCGGGAAGAAGTGTTTGGTTTCAGCATACGTTGTAAGACAAATAATATTGAAAGGAAGTGCTGATGATCCACCCAGACGAATTGAAAGCAGAAGTTGCAATACGAGCGACAAGGTTCTTGAAGGAAATTCATAAAGAGTTTTATAGTGATGGTCTTTTGTCTATAGGTTTTAACTGGTCACAAGGTTTTGATCGTGATGGTCTTCCTGTGATTGAGCGCACTGAATTGAAAGTTGAAGGAGCGGGTCATGGCAGTAAGTAAGAAGCCCACGAAGGGAAAAGCTAAAGTTAAGATCACCGCTGATGGAAAGAAGATTAGCTATGGTCAAGCAGGAAAGTCTAGTGACGGAAAGGCTAGGGTTCGTCCAGGGACTGCGAAGGGTGATGCGTATTGTGCTAGAAGTTTAGGAATAAAAAAGGGACTGAGCAAAGATAAACAGAATGACCCGAACACTCCTAACAACTTATCTAGGAAGGCTTGGAAGTGTTCCGGTGAAAAGTCTAAGAAGTAATGAAGAGAAAAGATTTTACGATTCAAAAGCTAATGACCGTCATGGAAGACTGCAATCCAGAAGACGAACAGCGTCTAGTCCTTTGTTACAAGGGAGAGTCCGTTCCCTTCCAACGGTCGGGCATCTATTTGAACACGGACAACAAGACCAGTTTCATAGTTGAGTTTGATGTATGCGCTAACAATGACGGACTAGAAATAAATGATTGGGGATACAATGATTAACGTCAACGGATTTTATGAATATCTTTTCAATGCTTTTGATAATTATATTTCTGGCTTCTCAGGCGGGAACTTTTACTGATGCCGCTTCACGCCCAAAAGAAAGGGAAGGCTGGCGAAGAAGAAATGTGCAGATGGCTTCTTAAAAACTTATCAGTTGATGTTGCTCGCAACATGAAGCAGTCTAGAGGGAAAGGTTCTGATATCGTATTGGAAGATTTCTTAATTGAAGTCAAGCGCAGAGAAGTTCTCTCATTGGATTTATGGTGGCATCAAGTTGTTGTCGCTCAAAAGACTTACGAAAAAGTTGAAGGATTGATTCCTATTGTTGCATACAGACAGAACAGAAAGCCTTGGATGTTTTTAATGCCAGCTAGACTCATAAGCGGATGCGATCTAGGTTACGTTATCGCTTCAGAGAAGGTCTTTATCCAGTTTGCTAGGAGCTTGATTGATGGGTGAAGTTGTAGAAATGTTTGATGACTACGATGATGAGCCAGTCAATGAAATCTATTTGACAGAGCCGCAGACAGAACTGATGCGCTCCGACAAGAAGTTTATTCTGTTCGTTGCTGGTTTTGGTTCTGGAAAATCTCAGGGCATGGTGGTCAATGCGCTCAATGATCTTTTCAATTACAAAGGCGCGAACATTGCTCTGTATGCTCCAACTTATGATCTATTGAAACTAATTGTCATGCAGTATGTTGAAGAGATTTTAACTAACGGAAATTTTACATTCAAGATAAATGGAAGCGAGCATATTTTTTATGTTGAGGGATACGGAAAAATAATTTGTAGGTCTATGGATAATCCAGGACGCATCGTAGGCTATGAAACTTTCAGGGCTCATTGCGACGAGATGGATATTCTAGGCGAACACAAGGCTCGGCTCGCATGGCAGAAGATCATTGCTCGTAACAGACAGAAAATATATCAGTCAGATGAATACGGAAGGCGCATCCCTCAGCTTGAATCAAATGGTGATTTTGTTTTCATAAATGGCAGACAACAATTCAAAACAGAAATGAACAGAGTCAGCGCATATACTACGCCTGAAGGGTTTGGCTTCGCTTATAAAAGATGGGTCAAGGAAGAAGACACTCAAGGAAACTATGGGATGGTTCGTGCTACAACCTACAGCAATGAACACAATCTTCCGGAAGACTATATTGAAACTTTGCGCTCCAGTTATCCTGCTGAATTAATTGATGCTTATCTGCTAGGAAAGTTCGTAAACCTAACGAGCGGAAGGGTATACAGAAAATTTGATCGGTCTCTGAATGCATCCACTGAAAAAGTAATTGGCAATGAGGGCATTCATGTTGGGATGGATTTCAATATTGAACATGGTGCTGCTGTAATTCATGTGATTAGATCAGAGACTGCTCACGCTGTTGATGAAATTTTTGACAGCTACGATACTGACGACACTATTAGAATTCTTAACGAGCGTTATCCTAATAATCCTATAACTGTTTATCCTGACGCAACTGGAAAAAAGCGGTCAAGTTCCAATGGTGCTCCTACTGCTACGGACATTGAAAAGCTTCGCTCACAGGGATATTCAATAACGGTTGATTATTCTAATCCTTTGATACGCGATCGCGTCAACTGCGTGAACGCTAGGATATTAAACGGATTAGGAGAGCGGAATTATTTTGTTGTCGTTGACGCTTGTCCGAACACGATAGAAACTTTAGAGCAGCAAGCATGGGACGACAATGGAGTGCCCGATAAGAAAACTGGACTTGATCATATTGGCGATGCGCTTGGATACTTTCTTGCAAAGAGGTTTCCTATATCGCGTCAAAATGCAGGATTTATTAGAACTACTTCAAGGATAAGATAAAATGGCTATTACAAATAACGATCGCAATGTTCAATACACTAGAAATCTTTACAGTTGGAAATCTATTGATGATGCAATAACCGGAAGCAATGCTGTGAAGTTTGCGAACGAATTATATCTTCCAATGCCGCAAGGTTTTATTGACGACGATACTCCTGCGAGCGTTTCAGATACTCCTAGTGCTAGAACTACGGATCTAATAAAAAATAAGGAGATGATAACCATCGCTCCACATTATCATTCTAACCGAGCATACATGGGATATTTGCAGAGAGCTCGGTTCCCCGAGATCACAATAAATACTTTACGCGGATTGATTGGAATAGCTACTAGAAAAGGTTCTAATTGCGATCTTCCTTCGGCTATGGAATACATAAAAACTAAAGCGACTCGCAAAGGTCAAAGCCTAGATGAAGTTTTTGTTATGTGTCTGTCTGGAGTTTTGAAATTTGGAAAATGTACGATCGTTGTTGATGTAGATGAAATAAATAACTCTGTGCATTTTGTTATTCAAGAAGCTAGGCAATTTATAAATTGGTTAGAAGACCCTGATACAGATGATACTACTATGGCAGTGTTTCAGAATGTTGAAACTGTTTTGAGCGACTATGATAGTTTTGAAACTGAAGAGAAAGTTTCCTATACCGCTTACATCATAGGAGAAGATCCTGAAGACAGTTCCGTCAATGACGCTGTTGTTGTTTGCAAGTATGAAGACAATTCTAAAGTTGAGAAAATAGTTCCTAGCTTGCAGGGAGTGCGTTTTGAAAAGCTTCCTATAGTTACAATCGGTTCTTTAGAAAATGGAAACGACTGCGACCCTGCTCCGCTCAGTGGAGTTGCAGAAATCGCATATACAATTTACAGGAAAGATGCTGATCTAACTAACGCGCAGTATATGACTTGTAATCCTATGTTCTGCATCAGTGGAGCTACAGGAGCGGTTCCAACTGCATACGGTTCAACTGTTGCTCTAGTGTTAGAAAATCCTGCTGCTACTGCATTTTTTCCTGCGACAGATACTTCTGCTTTGAATCATGTGAAAAGCGATATGGTTGAATTGAAAGAGGAAGCAAAAAGTTTTGGAGCAACTCTTTTAGGACCGACCAATGGAGCAGCAGAGTCTACAGAGACAGTGAAAATAAGACAGGGAGCGCAAGGTGCAACACTTGTTGGAGTTGTTCAAAATGTTATGAAAGGAATTGAGGATGCTCTTAAGATTGCTGCTCAAATTAGCGGTATAAATCCTGATGATGTTTATTATTCTGTTCCTACAGATTTTTCTGAATTATCTTTGTCTCCGCAGATGTTGACTGCTCTTGTTGGTGCATGGCAAGCAGGAATCTACAGCAAAGAAAGTTTAGTCAATATGATGATAGAGAGCGGATTTGTCAAGGGAGATGTTGAAGCAGAAATGACTAGAATTTTTAGCGAAGAGCCGGAGTATGCTGGGGATGATATTTAATGCCTCTGCAAAGCATTGAAGAAGAGTATGTGAATAGACAGCTTACTTTGGTTCGCGGTGCTGAAGGCGAAGCCAGAGAGATGTCTTCAGTGCTTGATGAATTTTATGAAAACATATACGCAGAGATTGCTAGAAAATATCCTGATGACCAGATCATCACGAAGTCTATTGCGAAGGCAATCAATAAATTCATAAACGAAGAGCTGAAAACTTTCTATAAAGTATATTGGCCTAACGCTTTGAAAGAGCTTCAACCAGAAGTAATTCAGAAAGAGATCATCTGGAATACGACTACTATAGAAGCGTTTGCATACGGTACTGAAGAAGATGGCTAAAAAATTATCGGTAGATGATTACGATTCAGTTCCTTACTTCAGAGGATCTACAGCTAGAGAGAAAGAGGCTGGTCATTTTATGAGCCAGTCTAAAAAGTATGCGACCAAATACTCTAAGCCAGGAGGGAGTAAATTGCCTCAGTCTAATGTGACTGAGTATAGGATTCCAAAGAAAGGACAGGTAGATTTTTCAAAAGACAAAAAGCTTCGAGGAGAACTTGTTGATTTTATTGCATCTTCAACTTGGAACAAGGTAAAGAAAAATCCTCCTTTTCATGCAAAGACGTTTAAAGAGTGGCGGGACTATCAGACGGCTGATATTATTTTTAAAAAAGGTCATCCGCGCTATCGCTATGAGTTGGATGCAGTTCGTTTTTTAGATAAGAAAAAGAAGGGATGGCAGACAGTACAGTTTTGGGAGGGCGATGCAGATGTAGGTGACAGGAAAGGAAATATTTCTGTAAGAACTAATGGTCGTGGAGTTGCTAAATCTCCTTTGGTTCTTGAAGATTCTGCTCCGCTTAAGAAAGCAGTCGCAGTTACAACTGTCAGCGCGAATACT